CGGGTGAGATTGACACCCCTCTGTATATCCACGACCCACGCCTGCCTACATACATCTTAGCCTGCGACCGAACCCAAGGCGGGGCTCAGGCGGCGGCAGAAATCAAGATGAGGAGAGAGCGGACCAGAGCACTTGCGAAGGCTGCACTGCGGCGTGAGCGACGTGCCCGTGCGATTGACCTGCATAAGTCCGCCGTAAAAGCTGCGGATGACTTAGGAATATCGTACCACCGGCCCCTTTCTCAAAGGGTGTTTGCTCGTGGCTGAGACTCTATCCGACGTAAGAACCACCATACGGGACTTGCTTGACGACCCGCGAAAAGACTTCTTCAGCGACGCTGTCGTAAATCGCGGGATAAACCGCGCAAACCAGATGGTTTACAACATGCTGGTGAAGCGCGACCCGAGTCTGTTTTCGCAAGAGAGAAGCTTTGATTGGCCTGCTGGCACTAAGACCCTTGACGTCAGCGACCCGGCATACCTCGGCGGCGTCCCGATGATAATCCAGCGTGTCTGGGAGACCGACAGCAGCGGCGATATCGGCACCAACAATGAGCCCCAAGAGGTATTGCCTTTGCCGCAGGATGCGCTCGTGGAGGCGTATGCCGGTGGCTCGTACTACTACACTGCGCGTGGAATCAGCCAGCTCTACTATTCGATGCGTGGCCCATTCATGGACGTGGCTCCAGTGCCTGACGATACGCGGCACTTCAAAATACTCTGGGTGAGCGCAACACCAACTAACCTAGCGTTAGACTCTGACGAAGTTCTGAACGGGCGGCTCCCGCATCTACATCACGCAGTTGCGTATTGCGGCGCGTACCTGTTGCTATCAAAGCAGGAAGGCCAGAACGCGACGATGATAAGCCAGCTATGGGCAGCAGCTCAGTCAGACCTCGTCTCATTCGGCAACTACCAGCAGGCGCAAAGAAACGGTCGAGTACGCTCACATCGGAGACGCTAGATGGGTAAGGCATCACCTCGTCACTTTCCGCCACCGCTCAAGGGCATCGAGTGGCGAGATGCATTCCAAGACGTCGATGGCGAGGCTATCACCGCAGAGTGCCTTATAAACCTTGAGACCTCTCATGGTGAGCTGCGCGAAAGGGACGGTTTTGAGCACGTAGTGACTTGCCCAAACCATGCGCAGATCCACGTCACTGACCACCCAAGCAAGTACAAGCGTATTATCACCGTGGGCGAGATAATCGGTGATCTGTACGCTTATGTGTACGACCTCGGAACTGGCAGCACTACGGTGACTGACCTCTCTGCCATCACCGGGGAGAAGTGGTTCCCAGGGTTCAGGTGCTCTTTTGTCCCAGTGCGGCTCCCTGGTGGCCCCAATCTAGCCTTCGACTCAACCATCATTGTGACGCCGTCTTACGTTTACTGCGTACTTGTCGATGGAAGTGTAAGAGTTGCGAACATGGACACCGCAGCAAATGGTGGTGATTGCCTACGTATAAACTCGCTGAACTACTCGTACATAGAATCCCACTTACGTGGGCCTATTGCCGTGGAGCACGCCGACAAGGTGTTCTACATGGGCTGGGGCAGTGACTCGCAGTTTCGGTTCACGAGCCCGGTAGAAGAGAAGCAAGTGCTCATACCAGAGGTAGTCCTTGACCAAGACCGGGGCAGCTACCGGCTGAGCGCCGATTGGATGCTTTATAGCGACGAGTTCTCTTCTCTGGACGTTCAAGCGCATCATGCTCTGCGGACTGAGAATCGCGAGGAGATAACCGGCGCTGCGAGCTTCCGTGACGTCTTGGTGGTGTTTACCGACGTGTCAACGTATGTGCTGTTAGGTGCAAGCGACAAAGACTTCCAGATGCGCAAAGTGGACAGCAGCGTTGGCTGCGTGTCTCACTGGTCCATCGTCGAGGCTAACGGACTGCTCTACTGGATGGCCAAAGACGGCATATATGCGTTCAACGGCTCGAAGGTCGAAAAAGTATCTCAGGGCATAGACCAACTATGGTCGAACGAAACCCGGAGTGCGTTTGTCCCATCACGGTTTACTGACAAGGCAAGGGGCCTGGGGTGGCCTTGGACTGCCAGCAGGAGCGCGTTAGGCCTCGTAAACTCGGTCCACTTCGCAGAGAGGAGCCTTGTGATGTGGTCGGTACCTACTAGCAACAGAGCCCTAAGCGTCCATCGGGGCGGGAACACGCTTCCAGTCACTCTGGTCCACGATTATAAGCATGGTGGTTTTTATTTTTGGGCAGCGGAAGATCACTCGTATGGCGGTCAAGACGTCCCAGGCACCTGTATGTACGACGGGGCTACTGTGGTAGACCGTGGCAGGGAGACGCTTTACGTCACTAACTTTGGGCTTTACTCGGCTGGTGGCATTGCTCGATATGGCGAGTACATGGATATGCCAGCTCCAAGTGTAGACGTTGGTATCCCTTTCATCTGGACCACAGGTCGTATCGACAAAAACGTCATGGGCACTGCGCGTATACAGTCAACTAGGTTTTCCGTGATGGCTCGTGGGGGACTAGCCTCTGGGTCCGATGATATATCATGGTCAGTATACGACGCTACAACGCAGCATCAGACCGACCTAGATGACCACTACGGTGCGCTTTACCTATTTCCCCGTGAGCTGCTTGAGGATTCGACGTTCACGGGAACCTCATCTCCGCTTCTTGGAACTGGTGAAATTGGCTCTATGAAGATTGGCGCGAAGGAATATTTCAAAGCTAAAGGCGGCGGGTGCAGGTCTACAGATGGCTCTTTGCGAGTCTCTTTGTTCAGTAGAGGCGGCGACCTAGACCCCGGACTCCGAATGAACGGCTGGGCATTTGAAATCGAGCGCGGTGACACCAGATGACGCTCCTGCCTAAGATTGGCTGGTACGAACAGTACCGAGCCCTGGGTGCGTTTGAGTCTATAGACCGGCAGATAAGAGACAGGGATGTCGTAATCACCCCGAGAGACGCACTGGATAGCGTTATACGTGAGTACAGCTCTGGCGGCACCGACCCCGATGGCGTTCGGCTGACACTCGCCCCTGGTGTGTACTTCATAAAGGGGGACACGCCGCTCGTCATAGACCGCGACCGAATAAGTTTGATCGCATCAACCCCTGGGCAGTCGATAATTATGCGAGAGACGGCTGGCGCTTTGAATCCAATGATATCAGTCACTGGGTCAGAGTGTGCTTTCAGCGGCCTTGTGTTTGACGATAGCAATGTGAACGCCAGCTCAAGGGGTGCATGTATACGAATAAGCGGCGACAATACATGTGTTGAGAACTGTCAGTTTTTGAATATGTACCAAGCAATATCCGTGACCGGAAGCGACTGGGCCGTTATTCGCGACAACAGGTTAGACTCTGTGTCAGCGACGAGCGGGATATACCTGACTGGCTCTGGTAATTACGCGCTGGTACAGGGGAACAGGGTGAACGGGTCTGGCCTGTCAGCCGCTATATACGCAGATGACCTGTTTTCAAATAGCTCTTATGTGGGAAACGTGACTGATGCGAGTGTATGCGTTAGTTACAAGACTGGACTCGGAAACGTAAACGCTGGAAACGTAGGCAGCGTGACCGTAAGACCGTAGGGGAATCATGGCGACTCTGAATATAACCAAGACGTGGAATACCGGCGATGTTCTAACCGCTGCGGACCTTAACGGCGCTTTTCAAGATGTCGAAGACTTTATCAATACGACAAAGCTGGACCCCAGCAACCTGAACAAGAGCCTCGCGCTGAACTCGATGTCGTGGCACTTTGACGGGATAAGCGCTGGGGTGACGCACGACATAAGGGTAAGAGTGCCTTCCGGTTTTACATACGAGTACGTCGAACTATCTGTTTACTCGGTGACCTTCTCTGGGGGCACGCCAGCCGTTGAGGTTGATTTCAATAATGGGGCAACGGCGCTGCTGAGCGGCGCTCTTACTCTTAGTGCTGCTGGTGGAAATGAGGTGACTACGTTCAATGAAGAGTCAGCCACGAACGGAGATGTGCTGCAAATAACGGTAGAGAACACAGGAACTGGCAATGCGAATGATGTCACTGTAGTACTAACAGTCAAGTCAGAGCTGACCGACTAGGAGACGACGAGATGGACCAAGCTGGTATTCCAAAGCGACGGCAGGCAACGCCACAGGCCCCACCGCGAGACTTCAAGCCGCGTAAGAACGGTACTCCAGCGGTGCCATCTACTCCTCCAGCAAACGTGCCTCGAGCCATGCCGCAGCCTGCGCCGCAGATAACGCCACCGCCAATGCAGGGTGCGCAGCGGTCAATGGGCCAGTCGCCAGCGCCAGTGCAGCGGCAGACACAGGCTCCACCGCAGCAGCAAGCGCGTCGAAGTGGCGGGTTCAACCCAATGCAGGGGCCAATGGGCGCAAACGTCGAGCGTGCTCGTAAGGCAGCAGCGAGCATGTACGAGGTACCTGTCCAGCGCCAGACGCCAAGCATGCCGCAAGCGGCACAGCAGCCACGAATGCAACAGCCGATGCAGCGGGCACCAAAACAGGCCCCGGCCCAGCGTATTGAGCGAGCAGCGCCAGCGACTCCAGCCCAAGAAGCCGCACTGAGCATGTTTGGCCCGATGCAGGCGATGAGTGGAGAATCACCACAACAGGAGTACCGTCCTGGAACTAAGCTCCAGTTCCCAGAGGTACCTTACGGCCAAATGCAAGCTGCCTATGAAGCCACCCAGGGCGAGCCAGGCGGCGATGATGGGTATCAGTACACGTCGAAATTCGATGAAGCTACGCAAGATGCATTCAAAGAGGCGTATGCACAAAACCCCGACAAGCTCGCATTTGCAAACGACTTCATTGAGAAGTTTGGCCTTGGTGAGTTCGTTGCGCTATTTGGCTGGGAGGGGCTTGAGGACGTTTACGGAGAACAAGAGAAGCGCCCTTACAGCATCTCAGAAGAGGCCCTTAAGTCAGCGGTTGAGTCTGGAGAGTACACAAACGTGGGTCCAGAGTCCGTCCCCGACAGCCTAATAGAGGCCCTTAAGTCAGCGGTGATGGAGGGTCTCATCGGTGAAAGTGAAGGCCTTTATACCGATGAAGAAATGGAGGCGCAGGCACAAGCGGTCATTGGCCAGGCAGATGAGGCAAAGGCGGCACTTGCACAGCAGATGGCGATGCGTGGTATGGGTGCGAGCGGTTTGTACGGCTCTGGGTTTGGCAACATAGACTCGCAACTCATTGATACATTGAACGACCTCGCGTTGCAGAACAAGGCGCTTGGCACTGAAGTGGACCTCAAGAAGCTTGGCATATCCGCAACCGCTCTAGCAAACATGCTGCAAGAGGAGTCTAGGCGTTCGATGTTCGATGCTCAGATGGAGTACCAGAAGTCACTGGACGACATGAGCAACAGGGACATCTACAAGCAAAACATAGCTGCGGCGCTTGGCGCTAAGAAGTGGGACGCACAGTCTAGTGCTCTGGTTAGCCAGATGATGGATGCGAAGGTCCCTTGGTCAGACATTGAGGAACTTCTCACCGTTAGGCCTGGGGGCGTTGTTTCTATAGATAAAAGCGGAGCCTTCGAGCTGCTAGGTACCCCAGAGGACGAGCGTTCGGCTTACCAGTCTTCAGCAGACGAAGGTGGGATGGAAGCATGGGCATTGGACCTGCTCAACAATCCAGAGAGACTGGAGGAGGAAGGGACAAAGGCTCAGTTAAATGGCCTGTATGAAGACTGGAAGAACACCGTGCCGTCAGATATGCATGCTTTTGTTGATAGCCCCGAAGAATGGCTTGATTACTACTTTGGAGCGCCACCTTCAAATATGGATGATGAGGCACTTGACGCATGGTGGGCTGGTAAGGAAGCCGCCGAGCGCCAAGTTGCGCTGGAGTATGGCTATGCCTTTAGCCCGCCAGGGCTAAACAAAGAGAAGTATGACGAACTGTCGTATTCAGAAAAGACACAACTATGGAATAGCTATTGGGCGCTACAGGGGGACATGGACGCCTTAGTCGATGGTCCTTGGGCTAACTATAGCAACCTAATTGAGTAGCAGGAGTTAAAGATGCCAATCGAGCCAATATCGCGTGGCCACTACACGCAGATGCAGATGCAAGAGAATCAGCTACAGCTTGCTCGTGAGCGTCTTGCGCAAGAAGAGGCCATGCAAAAGCGACAGCTTGCAGCCCAGCGGGATGCGAGGATGGGTGCGCTACAAGAAGCTATAGGCATGGCGTTCCTTAACACTGGCTTGAAGACTGGCCTTGCTGCGGCAGGGACAGCTATAGATAAGGCCTTCAAAAACCCGTACAAAGACCTCACTACTGGCGCTATGTATAAGGCTGGGTACGGTCGTTTCGGCACAGTGCCAGCGCCTAAAAATAAAGAAACAAAGAGTGGCACGGATACCAAGACATCGGTGAGCCCGCAGGCTCCTGTCCAGCAGAATACTGCTGCGCCACAGACTGTGGTTGGCTCTAATCGGTTCAATATAGACGGAAGCAGTGATGTACGCCCAGACCTCACGCCAGTGGCTGACCTAGGGAAAGGCTTTGAGGACTCTCTTAAGACAAGTGACCAGAAGTGGATAGATTCTTTATCTGAATACAAAGGCGATGGACTTCAGGGTCCAACAGACAAGGGTGCTTTGGCAGCGCTCGGCGGTCCTCCTGTAGCAAATGTGTCTAGGCCCTCCCAAGAAGCCATTGATAGAATGAGCCCCGATAAATCCGCTGCGGCAGATGATCTTTACGGTCAGGCTGCACGACGCGCAGTAGAGTCGAGGCAACAGCAGATACAAGCGCAGGCGGTTGCGAAACCGACAAGTGCGCCACAGCCCCGTGCTGTGCCGAGAGGCACCCTTATAGTAGACA